AAGGTCGATCTGTGCTGCCTGCCTTAGCGGCCTCTATTTTTTCTTGGAGATAGCTATCTAGTCGGCTTGCCGCTTCTGCATCAACTTTCACGACCATATTGATCGGCTCTCCGTTCGATGATGCATTAATCTCATGCTCACCTGGTGGCATGTATTGAATATCAAGCGGCAGATCAGAGCCCTCTTTTACAATTTCAGATGACAGCATTGCTTTAATAAGACTAGGCATAGTCGTATTGCTACACATAATATTCTAATATCAAGAATTTAATTATACTATAATACACGATTTAACACTTATGTCTTGCGTATGACCTTTATTACACAGTCACAGTTATGATGGATTGGTGGCGGTGTTGTCCAAGCGTCTGGATATGTCCTGCCATCTAGTCCAGCACATATATCGCAATCTGAATGTCCTCCCGCGTCCCATGCTAGATCATGCGTATCCATATTAGTAGCTCCTAAAAGTTCATTCAGATCAATCTGTCCTGCAGACGCGCGCGCTTCGTATTCTGCTGTTGTTTCGCCCCTGGCATGAACTGTATGGCTGCAGCAAGCTTCCTGTTTCGCCTGCATAGGATCTTTCTGAGATAGACCATTGATCAGCTCAATTGGTTCTCCCTCTGGATCGTATAAAATGTCATCCCTTGATGGTTCCGGCACGCTGTGTCGATTATAGAGCCAAGTCTTTGATACTGGCAGCTTCATCTCATTGAATAATATTTTGTCTCGATCAACAAGAGTCCTGTCTATCTCCGAGTTGTCTTGCAATAGTCGAACATGGGGCGAATTTGTGCTATTTCCATAGTTCAATTGTAAAATCGCAGGTATCAGCTGATGGTTTATAACATCTTCGACGTAGTTTGCATAAGCCTCATAGAGATCTAGCTCGACCTGGCGGTGGATACTTCCTAGAGCATAGCTGCCTGAAGATCCTGACTCAGATGTTAGATTCTGTCCCAAGAAAATCAGATCACACGCTCGATCCGCAATTGCTTGTATCCTCTCAGTCGGTTCTCCGCTGCCGGCCACTCCTGGCGTTGAGCCTTGTATCACATCGAGATCTGTGCCATTTGGAAACGCTCCCCAGGCAGCTGTCCCCATGTTTTCCAGCATATTTTTGATTTCGTTTATCTCTGCATCAGTAGCCCCTGTGTTATAGGTTGCCCACCTAATAGGAATTCCAAACAGCTCTGTTTTTTGTGCCATCCACTCCCAGCCGAGCATCCTGCCGACCCAATGGTGTGCCAGGGCGCGCAGCTGCGCAGTTTCTGCTATATGCCCAGACTTCCCGCGATATATGCCTATCAGAAACTTGCAAGGATACTTAGTAAATTTCTCTGGATTCACTTTGTTCCTGTCAGGAAATAACATCAGCTCCTCAGGGTTTGCATCACTTTCGGTAGATGCGCCCTTAGTCTCGAAGCCTAAACAGCTTGCTGGAACTTTATTTGTAGATATCGGAATATATAGCCCGTTTCGGACTTTCCAGTTGATCTCTAGCACCGAGATACCCCTGCCGACTGCGTCCAATAAGCTGTATATCGTGTCATTTAGATCCAGGGTATCCTCTGGGTGCCCCATTTCTGAATCGTGCATCAGTTCCTCAATAAATGCCGCTTTGTCTGCTGCATCTTTGGATATTTCCTGCGACCGATAGTTTGCCGGCATCACTTCGCGCGGCATTTTCACCACATTCTTCTTCAGCTTGTTAAGATTTGTGCGCAGCCGATCCCAGGTGTCCTCCATCGTGTTAAAAAGATCATCCTGCAGCTCCAGGTTGCCGCGTGATCCTTCGTCCAGAATATATCCGACCACCTCTGGGTCAAAATCTACTGGAAAAGGTGTCAAGAAGTGATCCTTGTAGCTCGGCTTAATTACCTTTCTTAAAACTTTCTTATTCATCGTCTTCTTCCCCATACATTTCGATATTTAGTGCGCGCAGGTCGTCGCCGTATGTTTTTACCTAGCATCGTCTGATTGGTGTCAATCATATAATTCCGCGCTGGCTGCTTGGATGCTGCATAAATAGCTAGTGCTAAAGCTGTTGCTCTATCTGCGTGCCCGTCTGCAGTTCGCGCTGCTGTTATTTTGACTAGACCCGTATTTGTAACGATTCTGGTTAGCGATGCAAACTCTGACCGCATATAATTACATTCTGCAAGCTTAACATGCCCGGCCTGCATTTCCTTTTTCATTTCTGCAAATAGCTGCCGTTTTTTCTCATTTGTAAATACAACACATTCCATCGATGCTTTGCCTACCCTGGTCTGCAGATTCTCAGATATTGCACCGCCTACGCCTGTTGAATCTATTGCCACGAAAGCAGCGCCTTTAATCATATCTAAAATGACCTTTTCTTGCTCTGGATAAGGCACATTGTCCAGGCATCTGACTTCAGTTGTGAGAAGTTGATTGCTGCGACGCTCTAGTTGCCAAATGACTGTCAGATCCTTCTTCCTGCCGATATCCACGCCGATAAATTTCTGTCCTGTTGTCCACGACGATGATCCATCTAATGATGCACCTGCGGTAAAACATCTTTCTACCAGATCAGCTTCAAATAGTTGCTCTGATGATTGCATGAATACGCATTCAAACTCCTGCGCCCATCCATCTGGATCAGCTAGTGAGTCTTTAAGCGCTTCGATATCGATGTCTAACCCCTGCTGCTTGGCATCATACACAGTAGTTTTGTGATGTGAAAAGGTCTTAGATTCCCAGAGATCGTAAAACTTGTTGTTCCTTCCAGCCGGTGTTGAAATAACACGCAGCTTAAGATCGCCCTTCAGAGGATTAGAGATAATAGGATACACCGCTCGCCATATCTCAGAGGGGTTTTGATGGAAGGCAAACTCATCTAACACCAGGTTAGCAGAATAGCCTCGAGCAGTAGCTGGATTTGCTGGCAGCGCTAGCAGCCTGGCACCATTATTTAGTCTTGTCTCTGCCACTTTCTCGACATTGTTGAATGGTTTGCCGGTCTCCGCTTCATACGCTGATGCAAAGATACGTGCTACTGTCTGGACTTTGTCCATAAATTCATTCGCCTGGCGCTCACCTGCCGATAGAATGATCCAGTCGTCACCTGTTTGCATTGCATCCGCAACTACTTCATACGCTGCCGCTAATGATCCGCCGATCTGGCGTGACTTTAGCCATATCTTGAAGCGCGAATCATCTAACACCCAGGCCTTTTGATAGTCCAGGAGAAGATCGAATGGGTTGGCCTTATTCTGGGATTTCTTCGACATCGATTATTGGTTTAGCACCTAGCATTTCACGCCATTCGTTCACCAGCTCAGATGACTTCTGCTTCACTATATTGACGTTGTTCTGGACGATAGCTTGTGGACTGTCGGCATACACATCTGGCTTTAGTTTCTTCAGCATGAAGATCAGACACGCATCAGAGTATCGCCGTTTCTCTCCGCAGTAGTTGCCCTTGATGTCATACACAGGTTCTGTCCAACCCTCAACACCTCGTCTTGCTAGTTCTGTTTCTGCCTTCTCTACACGCTCGGCATTTCGGATCTTGTCACGCTGGAGTTGTGCTGCCTGGAATCGTTCAACATACTCAGGATTCTCTTTGATCTTCCGATAAAAATGCCTGGCGCTTATTCCTGCCTTTTCAATTGCTGGTAGCGTATAGTCATTGTCTTGGATATTCTCTAACACCTGGTCAAATAGCTTATCAGTAAATTTACTGTTGAGCCTAATGACACTTAGAGTTTCCTGCAGTTCTGGATCTGTTATGTCTTCGTGCATTGTTTACCGTAGAATAGCCGCTCATAGATGTCACATAGTGCTTCTACATCACGCCTTAAATAAGCATAATATCGCTCTGGGGTCTTTTTATACACCTCATAAGGTAGTAGTCCATCTAGATCACACTTAGAATCAAGATCTAACATATTAAGTGCGTTGCTTAGACTCATAGATCGCTGGTCTTTAGATAGACACATGTATTGCATCAGATCCAAGACTTCACACGTATATCTATTGTAGGTTACAGACAGATTAAGAATTGATGGCCTTATGCCATACACCCATGATCGTTGACATAAGAATGGTAGATCGAAGTTGAGGATGTTCCACCCAACTATTGTTCCCTGGTATCCCTCCATGACACTCCAGAAGTGCTCTAGCATATCATACTCACACATTGTCTCAGTATCAAATAACACGTAGTCATCGTTATCATCTAAGACACCGATTGATTGGACTGTGCCGCTTAGTGGTGATAATGCTGCCTTCTCGATGAATGACACCTGCTTTGCTTCGATGCTTGATTGCTTCTTTGCCTCATCTTTGATATTGGATGCCGGTTTAAATGTTGGCATGACACGCTGCAGATCATCACCACACATTGGTTTGGTTTCTATGTCTAAGAATGTGACCATTAGAATGGGATCTCCTCATCTGTGACACTTGACCCTTGAGTTGCATTGTTGGCTGAGGTGACATCACACTTCCAAGCTTTAATGCTTGAGTAGTAGTTGCCATTGTGCTCACGGCCTTTTAGATCGTAGCTGACTGTGACACCGTCGCCTGGTTTTAGACTCATGCTTCGTATCTCGTCGCAGAAATCCTTGACACACTCAAATGGGATGGTCTGAGGATACTTGTCGCTGCTATCAGTTAGGATTAGATCACACTTGTAGAAGCCACCATTGAATTGTTTGACACTAGTGACTTTGACGACTTGGCCTGTGAATGTATTGTTGCTCATGATTTATTTGCTTGGTTGATTATGTTTGATTGCCAGGTCTAGAATGACACCAGCATTTGGGTTGGTTAGTCTGTCGTTCTTATTTAACAGATAAGTGAGTAGCTTGACACCGTCTTCAGTATTTGTCAGCTGCAGTAGGGTTTTGCCCTTGTGAATACCGGTATCAAATGGCTTAAGTTCTTTCCATGCCATAGCATCACACAGATCTAGATGCTTTAAGACACCTTGTAGCTGCTCATCCTTAGATTTAGACACCTTGCTTGCTTGGACTGGCTGCTTAGATGGTTGCTTGGTAGGTTTAGACACCTTTCTTGGTGGTAGATGGTCATCGTCCACACTGTCATCGATAAGAAACATACCGTTTAGTGCATACTTCCTGGCATAGCTGCTTGCCGCACCGAATGATTGACTTAGTGACATGCCGCCTGCCTTTTCCACACCTGCAAAGCCGCTGACTTCAGTTTGCTGATCGCCGTCATGACACCTAACAGTCGATTGTATGACTAGTTGGCCTTCCATGACTAGACATTGGTCGGTTATGGTCATTGTGACACCTTCCGATGATAGTAGTGGCTTGAGAGCTTCTAGAATATCTTCACACTTGCGATAATTGTAGTTGCCGAAGGTATTCTTGTGAGACTTAGAGCATTTAAGCTTCGATTGGATTGCGAGGATTGATGACATGTTGTTCTAGATCTGAGGATTGAATGAGGTAGTGGACGGCTAGATCGATGACACGGCCTTCGCCACGGAGGTTAAGATCAGAGCGCAGCCGTTTGATACGACGCTGCGTCTCCGGATGGATAAAGGTGCTATATCGCACACGTGTTGGTGGTTTGTCGGTTGTTTTCATAAGATAGACACGAGATTGATGGCTGCTGGTGGTGATTGCAATACTTATATAATTATATTTGTATTAATTATTCGTGGTTGAGTCTTGACACGTATTGATTGCCTAGAGATCGTTGCTTCTCACATAGCAGGAGAGCGAGCGCTTAACACGTAGCCCAAGTCTTCGCACAATATCGGTTTGGTTGCTTGATTAGGATGCCGGCAGCCAGTAAAAGGTTGGCTTTATGCCACGACACGTGTTGACAAGCCCATAGTAGGACTGACCGAGGCCGTCAACACACAGGTTGCTCTTGCGTGGGCGACCTATGCCCAGATGGGATGGCTGCTAAGGGTTGCTGCCTTGACATTTTAATAAAAATGTTGCAAAACACACACTATGGACGACCAAAAGCCACTATTATCTGCCAAACAGCTCGCTTATACACTCAATAGGCATATAAATTACATTTATTGCATAAAAAGAGCTGGTTTCAAGATGCCAGGCAACCGGTCTACACTAGAAGATTGTCTTAGATGGCTAACTGATAACCCTGGTTGGAGGCAATATGACACCATGAAGCCTCGTTAATGCCACTCCGCAGCTTCGGTTCGTCCCCAGGCTTCGCTTTCCTGTCGGATAGCTTGCCTGGGTTCCTCACCTTCAGCTGCTTCGTTCCCCAACTCACAACCCGCCGCATCCTTTTCGGATGCTCTCTGCAACTCCGTCGCCTAGCGGCTCCTCTCTGCAACACCGCATCCTTTTCGGATGCTCTCTGCAATGCCGTTCCGCCGCTCCGCCGACTTGCTTCGTCGCTCGGCTTCGCTTTCCTATCGGATAGCTCACCTCGCTTCCTCAGCTGCGCCGGCTACGCTCCTCAACTCACAATCCCGCCGCATTCTCCGCGAAGGTGCTTCCCTCGCCCTGATGGCTCGTCGCACCAACGCTCCGAATGCTAGCCCTCACTTCCAATCGCCACAGCGCAACACCGCTCAGCGCCCTTCGCACATCCGCTAAGACCTGCGTTCCTCGCTCATAGCTCCTGCGCTACGGGCACACCGCTCTCTGCGGCAACTAGTCCGCCGGTCGCTTTGGCTCCCACGCTACTGCCCTCCCTGAGGTCGGCTGGCTGTGCCAGGTAGCTATAGTTAGTCCCCCGCGCCCGCCCGAGCTCGTCTACAACTTTCACGATCGTCTTATCGTCCCAGCATCGCTGTCTGCATGCTCGGCTAGTCGCCTTGCTGCTCGTTACCGTTCCGGCCACGCGCCCCCCTTTTATTATAGGGGGCTTCCCCCCGCCTCCCGGCGCGGTTTGCCCCGCGCTTTCGCTTCGCTACGCGCTGGGGCTTCGCCCTGCGTGGCGCCTTCTAGCGCGGCTATCGCCGCTTGCTGGTCAACGACAACGCGAGCACGTCTTCGCGCGGCTTGCGCCGCTAGTGGCCAACGACAAAGCGCGCACCTGGCGACAACAAGGCGCGCACCTGGCGACAAAAAGCAGGCTAGGCGGCTTGCGCCGCTCGTATTTTCCCATGAAAACGGCATATCTGCGGCTATACGCGTTTTTTAAGGGTGCCAAAAATGGCTATCGCGACCAAAACAGTAGAAAAAGCTAGTTGCTGATAGCAAAGAGTGGGGTGTCGGTTTCAGATTGTCGGCTCGGGTCGTATGGGGTTTGCTGGGCTTGTGAGCGCCTCTGGTGCCCGTTGCTACGGCCTGCGGCCTAGATGCCTCGCGGCATAAAAAAGCGCCACCTTGCTAGGGTGACGCTCTCGGGTTGGCGGATTATTCAGCGCATTCGCGCTCTCGTTCTTTTTCCCACCAGATCGCCTCATGATATCGAAGGCTTTTTATGCGCTCGAGGCATTCGCGCTTGGGCACATGCCCGCCGCCTGCGGGTTCCATTACGCCGCCAGCCTCATTCACCATTCTGTAGACATTGTAGCCTCCATAGGCTTGGCTTAGATGGTAATTTCCTCGGCATGATTTTCCAGCGTGCCAGGGATTCAGCGGAGATCCGGTCTCGGTATTTAGCCTGCGCAGCTGGTATTCGAGATCCTCAATTTTTACGATTTGCTTTGTCATTAGTAGGTTCCGTTCAGATTTAGTTCGATTAGTTCTTGAGCTTCGGCAGCTGTGCAGCTGAGCTCTTTCTGTATCTCATCAGCGATTTGCCAGCCTGTCATACCGGCTAGGATCATTGCGACGATTGCGTTTTTTATTTCGTGGTCTGTCATAGTAGTATCAGTATTCCTAGGGTTGTTATTAGTATTATTAAAGCGCACTTGTAGATCATAGCGCGTTCAGCATGATGCGTTCAATTTCCAGTTTTTCGTCGAACGCAGCTCGATCGGCACAGTCGTAATAGGCCATTCTCATACCTATCGCTAGACCTTTCGAGTAGTCACTTGCGCCCTTGTCTGCGTCTAGCTCATCGATGCGCTTTTGCCATTTGTCAGCTAGTTCAAATAGCTTCTCTGCCGAAGCGATGCCTGGTTTTCTTTCGGTTGCT